CGGGCGTTCTGGTCGACGTTGGACCTGACGCAGCCGGAGCGGGCGCGGGATCTCCTGTTGGAGTTCATGCCGGCCCTCGTCGAGCAGTACGGCGAGGCGGCGGCGACGGTCGCGGCGGACTTCTACGACGACCTACGGGCGGCCGAGCGGGCTCCTGGGCGCTTCTCGGCGCGCATGGCAGACGTGGTCTCGGTGGATCGGGTGCAGGCGCGGACACGGTTCGCGGCTCAGCACCTGTTCACCGAGACGCCGAGTCAGATGCTCACGTTCCTGACGGGCGCAGCGACGAAGTATGTGCTTGAGCCGGGCCGGGCGACGATCGTGCAGTCCGCTGCCGCTGATCCTGCGGCGTCGGGGTGGCATCGCGAGACCCGGCCGTCGGAGGCGTACGCGTCTGGCTGCGACTTCTGCCGCATGCTCGTCGGCCGCGGGGGCGTCTACAAGGACTCGACGGTCCGGTTCGCCGCCCACGACGACTGCCACTGCGTCGCGCTTCCCTCGTGGGACGCGAACGCCCCAGAGGTCGACGCGATGGCCTATGTGGCCTCGCAGCGCACGTCGGCCATGAGCCCGGCGCAGCGCGAGCGACACAACGCGCGTGTCCGCGACTGGATCGCGGCTGACGCCGACTGAGACCACCCGCCGCACGGCGGGCACACACCACATCCACTGCTACGAGCACCCGCACGGGTGCTCGTAGCGATCCCGCACGGGAGGAACACGATGAGCGAGGCCACTACGGAGGCTGCTGTCACTGAGGCGCCCGCCGAGTCCGAGGTCCCTGCACAGGAGACCGACTGGAAGGCGGAGGCGCGGAAGTGGGAGGAGCGCGCGAAGGCGAACAAGAGCGCTGCGGAGCGACTGGCTGAGATCGAAGAGGCCAACAAGTCCGCGGAGCAGAAGCTCGCCGAGCGTGCCGAGGCTGCTGAGAAGGCCCTGGCTGAGGCCAAGGCGGACGCGCTGCGTATGTCCGTTATCGCGACGTACCAGATCCCGGAGGACTACCACGAGTTCGTCGTGGGGTCGACGCAGGACGAGCTCGTCGCGAAGGCGCAGAAGGTCCAGAAGCTCATCGAGGCGCAGGCCGCGGCAGTGACGCCCACGCGTCACGCGGCGGTGCCTGGCGAGGGGTCCTCCCCCGCCCTGGCGCTGAACGGCGACGGCATCGAGTCGGCGCTGAAGAACGCTCTCGGCATCTAGCGATGCCCCTTCCTTCCTAGGAGCAGATCATGGCGATCACCGCCGCAAGCAAGACCTCGGACTTCTCGGGGTTCCTCAAGCCGGACCAGGCTGAGGCGTACTTCGCGCAGGCCCGCAAGTCCTCGACGTTCATGCAGCTCGCGCGTCAGGTGCCGCTCGGCATCAACGGCGCGGAGATCCCCGTCGTCACCAGCAAGGCCACGGCCGGCTGGGTCGCGGAGGGCGCGCAGAAGCCCGCCTCAAAGGGTGCCGTCGGCATCAAGACGATCACCCCGAAGAAGATCGCGGCCATCGCGGTCGTGTCGGCGGAGGTCGTGCGCGCGAACCCGGCCAACTACATGTCGCTCCTGCGGGAGGACATCGCGGAGGCGTTCGCCACGGCGTTCGACGCTGCGGCGTTCCACGGCACCAACACCCCGTTCGGTCAGTACATCGACCAGACCACGAAGACGGTGGAGCTCGGCACCACGCTCAAGGCGAACGGTGGCGTGTACGGCGACGTCGTCGCCGGCCTCAAGCTGCTCGTCACGGGCGGCAAGAAGCTGACCGGCTTCGCGTTCGACCGGGTCGTCGAGCCGACGTTCCTGTCGGCGGTCGACAACAACGGTCGCCCGCTGTTCGTGGAGACGCCGCTCGAGGACACGACGTCGGTCGTGACCCCGGGTCGTCTGATCGGTCGGCCGGCGTTCATCGGTGACGGCCTCACCACGGCGGTCGTGTCGGGCACGCCGAACACCGGCGGCATCGTCGGCTACGGCGGCGACTGGTCGCAGGCCGTGTGGGGTGTCGTGGGTGGCATCTCGTACGACGTCTCGACGCAGGCGACGGTCACGATCAACGGCGCTCTCACGTCCCTGTGGGAGAACAACCTCGTCGCGATCCGCGCCGAGGCGGAGTACGGCCTGCTGATCAACGACGTCGAGGCGTTCGTCGAGTACACGGACCACACGGCCTGATGGCTCGCCTGACGTCCAGTGCTGGGACGGTCGTGCGTGCGGAGGGTGACCTCGAGGTCGCGCTCCGCACGCAGGGCTGGACCGACGTGGACGCGCCTGAGAAGCGCAAGCCCGGGCGTCCGCGGAAGACCACGAGCGACGACGACAAGTAGGAGGAGGGGCCGCCATGGGTGCTCCCTACGCTACGGCGCAGGATCTGGTTGACCGGTGGCGGCCCCTCATCCCTGCCGAGCTCGCGCGGGCCACCGTGCTTCTCGGTGACGCCGGGACGCGCATCCGTGCTGCTGTTCCCGACGTCGACACCCGGCTGGCTGCGGGTGACCTGGACCCTGACATCCC